GAAATGAATTATTGTGTAGAGTTTGCTTTGGCGAATCGAAAACTTATGATGGAAAGAATTTGTGATATTTTTTATGATTCATTTATTATTAAACATCAGAATGTTGGATTCACAACTGATTTTGAATATAACAGAATTAAATTCGATCCAATAATCAACATCGCTCACAACTACGCAAGGATGGAAAACCACTTTGGAGAAAATGTTATGGTTCATAGAAAAGGAGCAACACTCGCTGACGAAAAAACTATTGGAATTATACCAGGATCACAAGGAACTAAATCTTATATCGTAAAAGGAAAAGGAAACGCAGATTCATTTAATTCATGTTCTCATGGAGCAGGTAGAAAGATGGGAAGAAAAGATGCAGAAAGAAGATTAAACTTAGAAGAAGAAATAAAAAACTTAGATGACCAAAACATCTTACATGCAATTAGGGGTAAAGGAGATTTAGATGAAGCGCCTGGAGCTTATAAAGATATTGCTACAGTTATGGAAAACCAAAAGGATTTAGTGGAAATTTTAGTTGAGCTAACTCCTTTGGCAGTTTTAAAAGGATAATAACTTAAATAAAAATATTATGAAAACATTTGTAATAGGAGATATTCATGGAGGCTTCAAAGCATTGAAACAATGCCTAAAAAAATCAAAACTAGATTATAAGGTTGATAAGCTTATTGTACTTGGTGATGTAGCAGACGGATGGCCAGATATCCCAGAATGTTTTGAAGAATTATTTAAGATCAAACATCTAGTGTATATCAGAGGCAATCACGATCAATGGCTAAAAGACTTTTTAAAATATGGTAAACAACCTGATGTTTGGACTTTGCAAGGAGGAATGGCGACTCGTGAAGCTTATCTTTTCAGAAGACCTGAATTAATGAAACCACATCTTGAATTTTTGAAGAAAACTAAATTCTATTACAAGGATGATAAGAACAGAGTCTTCGTCCATGGTGGTATTGACCTAGATAAACCTATTGAAGAGAATACAAAGAGATACTTATGTTGGGATAGAGCATTGTGGGATGAAAGACACAGAAGTGATGTAAAAAGAAAGTCAATTCAACAATATAAAGAAATCTACGTTGGTCATACATCAATCTATAAGCTATCTCATTTTCCAGCAAATTATGGCAATATCTGGTTTATGGATACAGGTGGTGGATGGGAAGGAGTGTTATCTATTATGAATATAGATACAAAAGAGTTTTGGCAGTCAGATATAGTATCTGAGCTATATCCTGAAATTAGGGGTAGAAATTAATTTTTAAGAATAAAATTATGCCATTGAAAAATAAAATTAAGAATAAGGCCTACCACCAAAAGTGGTGGGCTGAACATAGAGAAGAAATGAAAGTAAAAAGAGATAAAATATATAACAAAGAAGCCTACAGAATTTACAAAGAAAATAAAATAATATCATATAATGAGAGCAAACAATTTTTAAGAGAATTTTTATTTAATAAAAGAAAAATCATATGAAAACAATGGAAAAAACTATAAATGCTTTTAAAAAAGCAGAGAAAAAAAATAAATCTAGCAACCTAGAGAAAGCTAAGAAATCATTAAAAAATGCAAAAGGTGTAACTCTTAATAGTAAAAGATATAACAAATCTAAATTTACTTTTAATAATACTCCAAAAGGGATGTCTTATCCAGACACATTATATACAACAAATATGGATGATCAAAAAAAATTAAATATGATAAAGTATGAAGCGATGAAATTTCTTAACAGTATAGGAAATAAGTAATAAATTATTAATGCCTTGACAAAATACTAATATCAATATATACTCACCTTGTAATTAATAATGATAAATAAAATGGAGGTAGAAGCTGAAAGGGTTGAAAGGGCATTCAAGAATAGGAAACATCTTTTGACGAAGAGAGAAATTGACATTGTCACAAGGTTCTACGGCATAAACAAAAGAGTGCGTCATACATTAGCCGAGATTGGTGAAAAATATCACGTGACTAGGGAAAGAGTACGTCAAATTAAGGCAGTTTCTTTAGAAAAATTAAAAGTAAAGCTAAATAAATAAAACAAAAACTATGAGATTAAAACGTGGTGAACTAACTAGATTAGCAAAAGAGGCAGGGGTAACTGTATCAACAATGAGATATAGGTTATCCCCTATAAAAAGGAAAGCACAAATTAAAAAGTCTTACCTAAAGAATAGAACAAAAAGAATAATTGAGATGCGAGATTATTACGAAGAAAATAAAGAGAATTGGAAAGAGTATAGCAAGAATAGAAAACCTATACCATATGACAAAAAGAAGGCACATGAAATATATTTAAAGAGAAAAGAAAATGGATATTATAACTAAAAGTTATGAAAAATTTTTTAAAAAAAATGTGGTGGTTCATTACTGATAGATGCTGTTTCTGTGGAGGAGATACTTGGGATTGGGATAGTCGTCATACATATTGTAATAAATGTAAAAAAAGACAATGAAAAAAAGACAAATAAAAAAAATAGATCGTAAAAAAGATTTCACCAAAAAAAGAAATATTTTTAGAAATAATATTCCTAAAGAAATAAGATTTAAAGAATCATTAGAAGCTGGTGACGGTATCCTACCAAAGGCGATTAAAAATAAGATAGCTAAAAAACCAGAGCTTAACGTATAAAAATATGAAAGATGTAGGCATCGTAGCCGTAGCAGTAATAGCCGCTATCCACACTGGAGATAATAACTGGCTATGGTTACTATTATTAGTGATATTATGATAACTAAAAAGGAAAGAGTAGATGAAATCCTATTTCTATGGAAGGTTGGGAAACAGGGATTGGCAAGATATTTGTTAGAAGAATATCGAACCTTTCTTCCACCAAAGATATACTTTTACATGTATAATAAGATGGGCATAACTAAGGATAAAAGAATACCAGCTCTACTTAAAAAAGCACAAGTAATGATGGGTGGCAGAATCTTTGACCAATACGATACAGAGTGGATTAACCCAGACATAGAAGTTAAAAAAGTTTATAAAAAAGCAAAATGGAAAAATTAAAAAGTGAAAAGCGTGAACATAAGAGAATGAAACTTAAGAAGATGAAAGTTTCTGGGCGAAGTGTTTTTCACCTCAAGGATATTCTAACAAAAGATAAATTAAAAATAGTAGTTGACGCTAGGAGGTCTGGAGGTTCAATCAATAAACTCCTTTATTTGGTTAATAAAAAATAATGATCAAAGTAATAGTAGAACGTACAAAATATCATAGATTTGCATTATATTACGATTACGATCCTGATAAGGTAGAATTTTGCAGACAACTAAAGGAATCCTTTGGTTGGGATAGATTTTCATTTGAATCAGCTGGTAGCTTAAAAAGATGGGTATTCACAGAAAGTTTATTTATACCAGTTCTTGCAGAACAATTCCCAGATTTAGAAATAGAAAAAGAAGTAGAAGACCTTGTAGTCTATGAACAAAATTGGAAAAATATTCAAAAGAAAAAAAATGAAAAGATAGATGAAATAAGGGAAAAGACCAATACTAAATTTGATGTCAAGGGTTTAAAAATGAAGCTATATGATTACCAGAGAGTTGGTGTAGAATTTCTAACTGAATCAGGAGGCAAGGCAATCATAGCTGACGGAATGGGATTAGGAAAAACATGCCAAGCCATAGCATTTGCCAAGCATATGAAATATAAAAGAGCCTTGGTAGTTTGCCCAGCTTCTGTTAAATTTTCTTGGGAAGGTGAAATAAAAAAATGGGCTAGAATGAAGTCTATAGTTATAGATAGTAAAACAGATTTATCTAAAATAGATGCTGATGTGAATATGTGGATTATAAACTATGACATTCTAAAAAAGTTTTATAATGAATTATCTAAGATACGGTTCGATGTAATGATAGGTGATGAATGCCAATACATTAAATCTACATCCGCAATCAGGACTAAAGCCTTTAGAGCAATCTCTAGAAACATTCCTTCTATAGTTCTATTGTCTGGTACTCCATTACTGTCAAGGCCTTCAGAATTATTTTCATTGTTGAATATAATTGATGAAAAGACATGGAGTAATTGGTATGATTTTGCTCGTAAATATTGTGCAATGAAGCAGACGAGATGGGGGCTTGACACGAGTGGTGCATCAAACACTGAAGAGCTACATGCGAGAATAAAAAGATATTTTATCCGTAGAGAAAAATCAGAAGTGCTTAAAGAACTTCCAGATAAAACATTTATAGATGTCCCGGTTGAATTGGATTTAACAATGCATAAAGAATATACATCAGCAGCAAATGATTTAGCATTATATCTCAGGAATAATATGGGAAAAAAGAATTCTGAAGTAGCAAAATCAATGGCAGCTGAAAAATTAACTCAGTTAAATATCTTAAGACAGATTAGTGCTATGGGAAAATTAGGCACTACTAAAGAATTGGTTGAAAGTGTAATAGAGTCTGGTGAAAAAGTTTTAGTATTTTGTTCATTTATAGAGCCATTAGATGAATTAAAGAAGAAATTCGGTAAATCTGCTGTAATGATTACTGGCCAAACGCCTGTAGAAGAGCGTGGGGCTATCGTGGAGGCGTTTCAAAAGGATCCTAATGTCAAAGTATTCTTAGGTGGATATAAGAGCGCAGGCGTTGGTATAACGCTTACTGCATCTAGTAATTTTATAGGTATTGACTATCCATGGAATCCAGCTGACTTACAACAAGCAATAGATAGATTACACAGACCAGGGCAGACAGCTAACGCAGTAAACGTATATCAGAT